CTGATCTATCTTGATATTTAAATCCTAAAAGATCTAAACCATCACGATAACTTTGCTCCCATTCTTTTCTAGATGCTTTATAGTCATTATAATCACCAACCATATCATTACCAATTGGTTCTAAAATATCGTCAGGTAAAATATCTGCAAGGTTATCAAAATGATTTTCTGTTCCAGGTATATTTATAGCTCCCGGTTCAAAGTCAATTGTTGCGCCGCCATCTTCTTCTGCTGTGACCTCTACAGGTCCTTTTTCTACTTCCTCCTCTTGAACACTAACTTCCTCAATATCCTCATTTGTTGGGACATCAATTTTTGTTCGCGTGTTACTAGGGAGTCCTTTATCTATGTCTGCCATTTATACTCCTATGTATTTGTAACATAATATTTAAGGTTTTCCAACCCTTGAGAGTTGGGTCCTGATTCTGGTGGTAAAGCGTTTGGTCTTCTAGGTTTTAAGGTAATCAGACCACCACCGGCTGCCATTACCTCATCTTCAAAGACGTCATAATCCTCATCTCTTCTAACGTCTCTTCTAAATCCTTTTACATCTTCAATGTTTTTTAATCCTGCAGTTCCAGTATCAAAATCTCTATTAAATTTATCTCTGTTAAAACTTCCATCTTCATTTTCATAAGACTGTAAACCTTCAGCTATATCTTTTTCTTTTTTATTCATTTGTTGAATTGTTAACTCTTCATCTTCTGGCATCATAATAGTTTCACTGTCTTGAAATTCAGTTGTTAAATTATCTAACTGTCCTAGATCATCTACAAGTTTATGTGCTTTAAAACCTTCTTCACCCATAAATTCTTTTTTTTCATCATCAATATTTTGACCAGCTAAACCGTATGTTGCATCACCAATCATTCTTTTAGCAGATTCACCTTTACCATATTGATACAAAGCAATTGGTGCAGCAATAGCTAACTCTCCGAGTAATGCATAACCAGTTCCTTTAGCTATGTTTTTAGAAATGTTAACTACGTTTCTTAATTTACCAGAGGGTTTAGCAATTTTTGCAATAGCAGAAACAGCTCTTGCCGGATTGTCTTCAATTGCTTTTATACAACTAGCAGGTACATTTCCACCTACAGCAAAACCAGCTGTTGTAATTGCTTTACATACTGTGCCAAGTTGTGCTCCTTTTAATTTTGATATACCAGATTTAATTTCATCAATTCGACCTCGTACAATATCTAATGCTTTTGCTTTGTCGGCTTGTGTATATTTTGCAAAAGCTTTTTTTGCAATTGGGTCTTTTGATAACCCTGCATAAGATTTAGCAGGATTACCACCAACAAGTTTACCTGTAAGTTTGCCATCAGGTCCAGGTGTAAATACTTCAAAGTTTAAAACACCTTTAACATTTGTTGGTCCACTGGCTTTTCCTGGTGCACCTCTATAAACAGTGCCAAATAATTCATCGGCTTTAGAATAGTCTCTTGCAATTTTTGTACCTTTAGCTTGTAATCTTGCAAACTCATCTTCTTTACCTTTTATAATTTTACCTGCTTTATCTATCAAACCATTTCTTTGTTTAGCCACTTCTTCTAATTGTTCTTCTGCAATATTTAAAACACTTCTGTCGAAACCGCCTGTCGGTCCACGATTTAATTTTCCTTTAACAGGGTATAATGTATCTAATGTTTCTGCTTTAAATTGAGGCCCAGGTTTATCTGGGTTAAGTAATGGATTTTTAATGCTGTGTGAAGTATCTAATCCCATTCCAACTTTACGATCTATAATACCTTGTTTAACATTTAGTGGATCTAGTTTTTTGCTAATTGTTAATCGTCTAGATTTACTTGGTGCAGCCATTTCAATTAATCTACCTTCCTTATCAATATAATGTCTAAAACCAAGTTCTTTCATTGCTTTTCGTTTTGCAGCGTCTGTTGCAAAATCAGCACCTTCAGCAAATGAAGCATCTAATTGTTCAGCAATAAATTCATACATAGTTGGTTTTTTAAAACCTTCTGCTTTAGCAACTGCTGCTGTTATGTCATCGACTGTGCTCTTTGAATATTTTTTAAAATATTTTTTTCTAAATGCTTCTTGATCCATAACCTTTGCTTGTTTAGCATAAGAGGATGCTTCTTTAGATGCTTCTGGAAATCTAAACCTGTATTCTAAATCAGATAAAAACTCTGCTTGTTTTTTAGAATCTTTGAATACAACATCTGTAACTCTTTTAACTCCGCTTTTTCCTTTTTCAGAAATTAAAACTACTTCTTCGTTTTTAAAATTTTTTAATTTTCTAGCTATATCCGATCGTTCACGACCTGCTATTCTGTTAATAGCTTCTTGATTTAATTTTACTTTGTCACTTTGACCAGGTAATCTTCCATTCTTTTTTCTAAAATTTTCAACTAATGTATTGTAAGTATTTTTAATCTCGTCTTGTTTGTCAAATAATAGTCTTGCATCATCTGCAGATGATGCACTTTTTCTTTGAGATAAATATTTTTTAATTGCTTTTCTTTGTTCTCTGTGTGAGTCGGCATAATTAATTCCCATTTCTTTAGCCATAGCATCTATGTTTTCTTTACCAAAGTCTGCATAGTCTTTTGCAATTTTTTTTAATGAGGATCGTTTACCAGCTAGATAAACACCACCTCTATTTCGTGGTGATAGGTTTGGTATTTCTTTTTGAAATTCTTCTAACAAATCTTTTAAATATGTTAGTTCTTCAGGAGATTCTTGACCTGTTATGTTAACGTTAAATTTTTCAAAAAAACCTCTTGCACCTCGTGACGTTGCACGTTCACCAAATTCGTAAAGCTCTGGAAAATTTTTATAACTATATCCACCACTTTGAAATGGCACACGGCCACCTTGTTTCATCTCCACTACACCATCTTCGTGAAGGTAAAGTATTTCATCTATTCTATCCATTACTCACCTAACATGTGGGCTAGTCCACCACTAGCAAAGTCTTGTTTGACATTTTTCTTAATGCCTACAAACTCATCAAGGTTTGTCGTACCTGACTCTATACCTTCTTCGAAACCTTTGTAATATTCATCACCGTCACCCATTGTATATTTCATTTCACCTTCAATAAATTCATCACCACCACCTCTTGGATTTCCTTCATCTGGCACACCTTTTTTTAAATAATAATCTGCAGGCATACCTTGGTCAGTATCAAATCTTACACCAATACTACCACTATCTAATTCATATTCTAAATCGATATCTTTTCTTGTTGGGTGTTTGTATGTTTGAATTCTATCTGATTCTTTTACAAGTTTACCTTCGTTCATAATTTTATTTACCAAAGGCATAAAATGTTCTGGCATTCCTGTTGCATCTGACTTAGCAACTGTTTCAACAACTTCTGTTACAGCTTGTGATCTTGGTTTGAATATATTTATTAATCCTGATTTAAGTCCAGCGATACCAGCTCCACCTGCTGCCATCATTTTTAAAAATGCTCTACGTCCCATACCACCAGCCATAAAACCTGCACGGCCTCCTGTTGCAAAGTCATCTGGGTCAGGCATGTCAAATTTTTTTTCAGACAAACCTTGATATGCTCTATCATAAAGATCTATTTGTTCTTTTTGAGAAAGGTCATCAAAAGATTTACCCATTCTTTCTGCTAAATCTTCTGCAACAAGTTGTGCATCATACTTCATATCATTAGCAAATCCTGGTGAAGCGTTGTCAATTGCTTCGTCTAAATCTGGATCAAAACTTTCTGTAAGTTTTTTCTCTTTAATTCTTTCAACAGTTTCTTTGTTGCCTCGTTTTAATCTCTCTAAAATTTCTGCTTCTGTTTCTACCACTTCTTCACCACCCATAATTCTTGCTCCCGGTTTTATTTTTCTACCTTTCATATCCATGATCGTTGCTAATTGTTTCATAGCTTTTTCTTTTTGTTCTTTGGATTGTTTAACGGTAGCGTCGATTCTATTTAAAATGATTTTTAATTCTGATTCGTCTTTGATAACTTTTGGATCGTAACCATTACGAACTAATTTTTCTGTAATGATAGATTCTTGAAATCCTGTCTGCATTTGATTTGGTAGTTGCGTGATTCCAGAACCTCGGTCCTTGGAAAACATTTTCATTACAAATCTTCTAATGATCGGTGTCATTAATAATAATTCCTTTTACGAGCCTTTTCGTTGTTTTGTGTTACGTAATCTTCGGGGTGTTGTAATAACCCGCCCTGCCTAAAACGCATGATTGCTTGTGTCGTGCTGTCGACGTAGTCATCATGATCTCCATACGGAAACGCAGCGCATTCCTCAATTACTTCTTCAGCAAACTTTTGATCTGGCGCCCATATCATTCCAGACTCAAAAAGTGGTGCGCATGCATTTACTCTTGCATGTTTATCATTTCCTTTGCTCGGTGTAAAGTTAACAACTGGTATATCCATTTGCCTTAACTCATACGTCAAAGGTAAACCTGATGCCTTTGATTCTACTATAACTGTCTCCGGTTTCCAATAAGAATATTGCTCTAAAGCCATTCTTCTAAGCTCTGGAAACTCATATCTACCCTTAATAGCATCTAATAGTAGTAATTGAGCTGGTGCATCCTCTTCAGGATACCACAATCCCCATGTCGTTATCGCACTGTAATCTGCTGTTTCTTTTTTTAAAAATGCTGTGTCGTAGCTTTGAATGACGTGATAAAGCGGTGGTATGTCATCACCAGTATACTTAGCCCACCATTCTCGTTTTAATATTGCACCTTCTTCACTAGTTGGTTGTTGCATCCACTGCGCATTCCATTTGGCCGTGGGCAGTGTTGCTTTGACCTTTTCTAATTCTTCTAGCTTCCAATACTCTGGCCAGACTGGTTTAGTTACTTTTCCGTGGTCCATGATTGCCGGAAATTCGACCACGTCCCACTGATCAGCTTTCGCTTCTTTTTGATTTGCAATCAATTGACCGGTTAGATCTTTGATAGACCAACGTGTCATTACTAA